ATTAGATTATTTTAATATTAAATATAATATTAAAAAAAATTACTATAAATTTCTAATTTTTTTTAAAATATATAAGAGAAAAATACGTGTGGAAGAGTATTTAATATACATAGTATTATATTTTTATAGCAATAATTGTAATATTGATTTTTCAATATTAAATGCCAACTAATATATTATTTTTAGTTAAAATAATATATTTTTAGTTAAAATAATATATTTAAAATAAATTTTTAAATATATAAAAATGGACGATTTTAATCTTTCAACAATAATTGAGTCTAAAAATGAGTGGTGTGCACGATTAACTAATACATTAACTCCGTGTATAATTGAGGGTTTACGGTCAATTTTTACAGAAGCCTATGATGTATGTTTAGAAAACGGCGAAGAAACTAAATATTTGATGACATTTCAAAATTTTTTAAACAATATTCCAAAATGGAGTGCAGAAATTGTCGAAAACGAGAAACAGCGTATAATTACATCGAGTGCTTGTAATTATTTAGAAGATTTGATAACGTGTGTTCATATTACACAGTTGAAGTCACTAACATCAACACGTGTAGGTTTAAAGCAAAAAAAAATAAATATAGATATACCCGATTTGCACAAATTTATACATAAAACTTATATAAATGTAGCGCGCAAAATATATGTGAATATATATTTATTTGAAAAGAATATAAAGCCGCTGTTAGTGCAAAAAAACAATAGAGAGTTAGAATTAATAATCAAGGAGTGTATATTGAATACAATAAGGGAGAGTATACCAATTGAACATATATTACAAATGTATTTGGATGAAACTTTAGAAACAGATGTTGAAATAGAGGAAAAGAAGGAAGTAATACCTGACAAGGAAGCAATTGAAAAAAATAAGAAGGCAAAAGAGAAGAAGGAGCTTGATAAAATCAAGCAAGAGACGGCAGATAAATTGAGAGCTGAGAGCAAGATTAATTTGAAAAATACTATTTTGAATGCAAATAAAGAGATGAATGAAACTAATGTTGTGGAGACTAATAAAAATACTAAAAAAATAGGAGGTGATCTTAAATTGAGTAATAAATTGGAAAGTGACAACAATATTTCAGATGATGAAAATGATAAATCTCGTAATATGGAAAGTAAACCAGCTTACGAATCGGATGACAACAATGATACAACATCAGAAAATAATTACAAGCTAAACATAGATAAGCAAAGTAAATCATCATTTGAGCTGGATGTCCAAAATTTAGGTGAAGACCCTGACGAATTAAATTTAGAGTTATTAGATTTAAATGGAGGAAGTATTAGCGATAATATTGAATTGGATATAGAAGAATTACATTAAATAATTCCATTAAATAATTCCATTAAATAATTCCAAATTAATTCGTTATATTTATGAAATTCATTTATATATATAATTATAAAATAAATGAATTTTATACTACCAACATTATCGATAAGTATTATGTTTATAGTATTTAAGATTATAGATAGTAAATATATAACAAAGGATGATAAATCTTTAAAACTGATAACAAAGGATGGTCTTGTTGTATTTTTATCGGGTGTGATTTCAATGTTTTTATTAGAGCAATTAGAATTTACTCATATTATTGGTGGGGCAAAGGAGAGTCTAAGTGCTTTTACGAACAACCCCGACTTTTAATTTGTGCTTTATTCTTTAAATCCTTTTTTAATAATAATAATATAGCGGCGTTTTTTATATTATTATTAGCACCCTTTAAATCATTTTAGTTTATTATTTATTATTAAGCAACCATAATAGGCAGTTCATCAATATTAAATATTTCTTGAACATTATTGATTTTTTTCTTTGCTATTTTATAATTATCAAAGACTGGTTTAAGTAATACATTTTGCGGGGTATGTTTGTGAACAGAGCGTGCAATCATTTTGTATAATTTGAAGTCGGGATATCTCTCACAACCATTATTTTTATAGAGTATATTTTTATTGTTATCGTCAAAAACCCATTCTATCATAATTTTTTTAATAGGGGATTTAAGTTTTCTAATATCATCTAAGTCGTCAATAAAATAATCGAATAAACTGCAGCCAAGACGACATAAATCGAAGCTATAATTTGGTCCAATAATTGGCTTGGCTTTATTTAAATAAGGTTCGCAATTGTATTGCGATGTTGCGTCGCCCGACTCAGAATAACTATCACTGCAAATAAAATTATTTTTGAATTTATAAATAGCTCTTCCAAAATCGATTATTTTGTATATTTTTCCAAATGTAGGGACTTTATAATGACAATTGTTATACTTATAATATAAATAGTGTTTTGGAGTAGATATGTATACAATATTATTTGTATGTAAATCATTGTGTGTGAATTCGAAGACTTTTTGATATGTAATTAATGTAAATAATATTTGTAAAACTATGGACTCCCATTCATTGTCTTTTATTTTATTATTTACTATATAATCATCTAAAGTGTTTTCGCAACATTCTAATATTATCATTTTAACAGGTATTTTATCGATTGAGCAAAATATTTCCTCATCATCAAAGCTTTCTTCACTGCTTTCATCATCTTCGCCGTCTGAACCGCTATTTGTTGAATTAGTTAGATTGGTATTTGAGGATCTTGATGAACACGTATCAGAGCTGTTTGTAGTATTTATTCCAGTATTTGTATTTGTATTTGTAGCTGTATTTGTTGTTGTTGTTACAACTTTTTTATTCGCTAAAATATCAAGATTCTCATAGGTTAGTTCGAGATTATCACTACTTATGTGCAACTCTTCAACTTCAATATTAAGTTCATTTTCTAAATTAGTTTCTTCCATTGTCTTTGAAACAGTAGATTTAGCAGTAGGAGTAGTTAAATCACTTATAGCTAATTCGCTTATATTTAATTCGCTTATACTTAAATCGTCGCCTTCTTTATTTAATACTAATGGTTTTTTATATTTTTTAGTATTGTTAAATAAATTAAATATTTTTTCATTATTGTCAAAAATGAACAAAATATTTTTGTGCTTATGAAAATAATCCGACTCATTTAAATATTCTAAATCTTCTGTTACATTATATTTAAATTTATTTTTAACTCCTAAAAAAGCGCCATAATAGTCTAAGCCATTATAAAAATTATAGTTATTTAATAAGCAGCTTGATAAATATGAAAAAAAACCATCAATATATGCTGAATTATTAGGGTCTAATATTTTTTTATAAGTAGCACTATAGTCGGAGTTTGCCTCATCTATGAATTTAGGTAATTCTAAAATATTATAGTTATTTTCGTATTTTCCTATCATATATTTAACAGGGTCAATAAGAGGACTGTATTTTATAAATACTTCTTTGTTAAATTTATTATTACATACATCTGTGATTGTTGCTAAAAATTTGTTATAATTTATTTTTTCTAAAATTTGTTCTAATTTATACTTATTATTCAAATTTATTGCATTATAATTAGAGCTATTTAAGTTGAAAAAATTATTGTATAATGGAAAATAATTTTGAGAATTTTCTATATCTAATAACTCACTATTGTTAAAGTTCTCAAAAAGCTGTTTATTATTATTTTTTCTATAGTTTATTTCCATTTAATAAATATAAATAACAAATACTTATTTTTTTAATTTATAACACAAATAAATATATTAAACTATTAAATAGCAAACTATTAAGTTTAAATAGCAAACTATTAAGTTTAAATAGCAAATTATTAAGTTTAAATAGCAAATTATTAAGTTTAAATAGCAAATTATTAAGTTTAAATAGCAAATTATTAAATATAGCTAATAAATATACAGTTGTTTAGTAATGACATTAGAATTAAAAAAATTTGACATTAAATCTATAAGTTTTAGGCCAGATGAAAATAAAGGACCCGTTATTGTGTTAATAGGGCGTCGTGACACTGGTAAAACTTATTTAGTACGAGATTTGCTATATTACCATCAAGATATTCCAATAGGGACAGTAATCAGCGGAACAGAAGCAGGTAACGGTTTTTATGCTGAGCATGTTCCTAAATTATTTATTCACGATGAATATAATACTGCTATTATTGAAAATATTTTGAAAAGACAGAAGACGGTAATGAAGCAGATAAAAAAAGAAGTTGAAGCTTATAAGAAATCAAATATTGACCCACGAGCATTTGTTATATTAGATGATTGCTTATATGATGGAAGCTGGACAAAAGATAAGATGATGCGTCTCCTATTTATGAATGGTCGGCACTGGAAAGTGATGTTGGTGATAACAATGCAATATCCTTTAGGTATTCCTCCAAATTTGCGCACGAATATCGACTACGTTTTTATATTGCGCGAGCCATATATAGCAAATAGGCGGCGTATTTATGAAAACTATGCGGGTATGTTTCCAACCTTTGAGAGTTTTTGCCAGGTTATGGATCAGTGCACAGAAAATTATGAGTGTTTAGTGATTAATAATAACGCCAAATCGAATAAATTACACGACCAAATATTCTGGTATAAAGCCGAACATCATAAAACATTCAAACTCGGCTCAAAAGAATTCTGGGAAATAAGTAAAAATATGGACTCCGATGACGACGAAGAGATGTATGACCCTAATTCGAGAGATAAAAAGAAAGGCCCCAAAATTAATGTGCGCAAAACTAAATGGTAAGGCGTTGCTTCCATAGTTTTGTTTCTAAATTATGAAAACAACTTAAAGATAATAGAACAATTATAGTATAATATGACTTCTCTCGACATTGTGAATTTAATAACAAATAACCCTATTACCAAGCTAAGTGATAACAATAACAATAAATTATTAGAAAAAGTAAAAACTAACTTCACAAAAATGGAGCAACAACTATTTCTATCAAGTTTTTATACTTATTTAAATTATGATAAAACAGCTGACTTTATAGTAGATCTTGATCATATTTGGAGGTGGTTGGGATTTAATAGAAAATTTAACGCAACTACTTGTTTAAAATATAATTTTGTATTGAATAAAGATTATAGCAATACTTATACTATAAATAGTACTACTAATTTTGCGACTGTTCAAACGGTTGCAAAAAAAGGCAGTGGGGGTCATAACTCTGAAAAAATATATTTAAATATTAAAACATTTAAATCATTATGTTTAAAGGCACAAACAAAAAAAGCAGACGAAATTCATGAATACTATATTAAGTTAGAAGAATTAATCATTGAAGTATTAGAAGAAGAAGCATTAGAAATGAAAAATAAATTACTAATAAAAGATAATGAGCTTATTACAAAAGATAATCTTATTACAAATGCTATTCAAGATAAATTAAAAGCAATTGAAAAAACAATTGTTTCTCAATTTCCTGTAAATTGTGAATGTATTTATTTTGGAACTATTGATAATTCAAATACTGAAGGAGAGAAATTAATAAAATTTGGACATAGCAATAATCTCTCTGTGCGATTACAAGACCATCATAAAACGTATGAAAATTTTATTCTTCGTGATGCTTTCAAAGTTCATAATAGGCAAGAAATTGAGAATGCTATTAAAACAAGCTCTAAAATTAGAAAACATTTACGCACCATTGAAGTAGATGGAAAAAATAAAAATGAAATATTAGCATATAATGAAACCAACTTTACAATTCTTTGTCTCTCA